TGGCTTTAAAATAAGATAAATGAAGTAAGTTTTTGAGGGTGGCACCCGCCCGACTGGTTTTCTGAAATAGTTTATTATCACTCCCCCAAAAAATTCCCAAAACCCAATGTTATAACAAATGAGATTCAAAGCTAAATTATTCAAATTAGGCAATTCAAGAGGGATATACATACCAAAGAGTATATACAATAATTTAGACATTGGAAAAGAATATGAATGGGAAGTATATACAAAAGAGGAAGAAAAAGAGAAGGAGTCGCCAACAGTATATACACCCTTTTTAAGAGAAAAATTAGCGAATAAAAAAATGGAATGGTGCGAGAAACATGATTCTTGGAAAATAACTTGTGGTTGTAAATAAAATGAAAATCTGGGAAGATAAAGAAAAAAGAACCTGTCCAGTTTGCGGATTTAAAGCCAAAGGAATGTCGGGATTGTCTGCTCATATGAATGTTCATCGGGAAAAGAAGAAAGAACTGAAAGAACTAAGCATTGATTATCTTAAAGAAAAACTTTTTGATATAGTTAAAGGATAATTCAAGGGAGAGGCTTTGAGAGACGTTATTACTGCTATCAGGGAATTGATTATTGTTTTGAGAGAAGAAGAAGCGAAAAAGGAACTTCAAAGGAAACAAGTTATTGAAATCAAAATAGATGAAGAAAAGCTTCAAAGATTGATAGATTGGAGTCCTTATTCTCCCAAAAGGCACGAAAAACAGATAGAAGTATTGGATTGCAAAGCGAATGAGATAGTGATTTTTGCTGGAAGACAGGGCGGAAAATCAATGCTTTGTGCTTATGAGATTTTAAAAGAACTTTTGAAAGATAATAGATTGGTTGCCTTGATTGCCCCGACTTATACTCAAAATGAGCCAGTTTTGGAGCATTTGGTTCATTGGGTAAATAGAGCTTTCAAAAACGAGATGATAGTTTCTTTGAGACCTCCCCAAAGCATTAGAACTATCTGGGGTTCGAAATTGTTATGTAAATCGATTGAGCAGCCAGGACAGATATTAGGGAGAGGATATGACTTAATAGTTGTTGATGAATGTGCTCAAATCCCAGAAGATACTTGGAATCTTTATATTGCCCCAGCTTCAGGAATCAAAGTAGGCAGATATTTTTATATCACCACTCCCAGAGGAAGAAACTGGGTTTGGAAATTATGGGTTAAAGCCAAAAATGAAGGAAGAGGATTTCATTGGGAATCTATTGATAGTCCTTATTTTACAAAAGAAAAATGGGAACAGGAACAAAAAAGATTACCTCAATTGATATTCGACCAAGAATATCGGGCAATATGTTTAGAAAAGGCAGTTGTTTTTCGGGGGATAGATAATTGTTTAGATAAAAATTTAAAATTTCAGCCGTATAATGAAAATCATCTTTATTCGGGCGGGATTGATTTGGGAAAATATCAAACTGATACAGCTATCTCAGAAATGGATTTGATGACCAACCAATTGGTTTATCACGACCGCCTTAAGATTCCCGATTGGGCAGTTCAAAAAAAAGAGATTCAGGGAGTTATGGATAAATATAATAAGAATCCCACTTGGATGGATGCTTCCTCTATCACAGCTGGCGATGTCTTTGTAGATGAATTAGGAAATGAAGGATATCCTGTTCAAGGATACAAAATTCAAGGCACTATCCAAAAAAATAGCTTAATTGAAAACTTAATGGTAAAAATTCAGAATGGCATTATCAAAATCCCAGATATTCCTGAAACTCAAGTTTTAATAGAAGAATTGCGAGCTTATACTTTTGAAATAACTCCTGGAGGCAGAATTATGTATGGTGCTCCTTCGGGAATGACAGAAGATTCAGTTATTTCTTTAGCTCTGGCTTGTTTGGATGTAACTGACCAGCCATTGGGAGAATTAAAGAAAGGTCAAGCCACAGCTTATAAATTCCCTGTTCAAGAATTTTAAAATGAATTATTATCCAACAGATTCAGAAAAAAAAGTAATTGAAATTATGAAGAATGAAGCCACAGATTGGGAAAATGGCACTGTTTGGGTTACAGATAAAGTCAAATATCAGATGTCAGGAAAAAATGGGATTATTCAAAAAGCCAGAAAAAATTATCTTGGAAAGTTTGACAATGAATATGATGAGATAACAGGAAAGAAAAAGATATTCTGGCCTGTAACCGAAGATATGGTTGAAGTGGTGGTTCAAAACATAGACTTAGATTCAGCTGATATAAATATTAGAGCCACAAATCCCAATGGATTTAGTTCGGCTTTGATTATAAGATACTTACTTAATTACTTTATGAGGCGGAATTATTTTGGGGAGATTTTGAATGAATTATTGAGATTATTTTGTATTGATGGAACAATTATTAGCAAGAATATTAAGAATTATGATAAAAAGTTAGGAAAGCAAATGATTAAATCAAAAATTGTTGATAGAACCAATTTTTTGATTGACCCTTCGGCGGACAATGTCCAAGACGATGCGACTATTGAAAGAAATGTTCTGAAACTATCTGAAACTCAAAAATATAATTGGGATAATTTGGAATATTTAAAAGGTTCGGAAAGTGTTGAAAGATTAATGGGGATAAACAGACCTTTCGCAACCCAAGTGCCTTATGTGGAGATATTTGAAAGATGGGGGGAATTACCAAAATATTGTTTGACAGGAAAAGAAGAAGATAAAGAAAATTGGGTTCCAATGGTAGCCATTGTTTCTAATTTATATTCAAACCCAATAATTCACAAAATTGCTTTAAATAAATCTGGAATCAAGCCTTATGAAGAATGCCGATTCAGGAAAATATTTGGTAGGTGGGATGGTAGAGGAATTGGGGAAATTCTTTTAGGGTTACAAAGTTATATCAACGAAAATGTTAATTTAAGACTAAATCAAGCCAGAATTTCCCAGGTAGGATTATTCAAAGTAAGAAAAGGTTCTGGGATTACTCAGCAATTGTTAAATTCTTTAATAGCGGGCGGGACTATCCCAGTTAATAGAATGGATGACATTCAAGAGTTAAGCACTTCTGATATAAAACCCTCTTCTTATAGAGATGAAGTTGAGGCTTATACTCAATCTCAGAGAGTAACAGGTGGTTGGCAAATAGGAAAGGGAGAAGCGTTACCTGCTTCTATGCCAGCAACTACTGCTGTTTTACAAGAAAGAGGAATGAGAACTGGATATAATTTGCTTCAAGAAAATCTGGGGATATTTCTATCAAAAGTTTTTGAAAGACACATTATTCCTTTACTTTTAGAAACCATTAAGCCAGAAGAAATTGTTTCAATTATTGGTTCGCCAAAAGAATTAAAAGAAATAGATGAAAAAGTAATAAATTATCAAATGAATAAAGTGATTGTTAGGCATTTAGCAAAAACAGGAACTATGCCCCATCCAGATTATATGGAATATTTAAGAAAATTATATCAGAAAAATCTCAACCGATTTCAGAAAATAAGATATTTCAAGGGCGATTGGAATAGATTAAAAGATTGGCAATACGAAGTTGAAGTATTTGTTACTGGCGAAACATTTAACAAGGCAGTAGTAGTAAGACAATTGAATGATATGCTTTTGAATTATTCAAGATTACCAGGAGTGAATATTGATATTGATATGGTGTTCAAAGAAATCTTAGACCTCATGGGATTAGGAGGTGCAAGATTTCTTAAAGGTCGGGAAGAAACAATAATGAGACCACCCGCTGTCAGCGTTCCTACACCGTCACCTGTTCGCCCATTAGAAGAGACTGAAAGAGTGGGCGAAGCAGCAACGCTAGAGAGAGTTGGGCGTGGTGGTTTAAGATGAAATGGCACAAAATAAAGCAGCATTTTCAAAAGCACCATTAGGAGCTGGCGGAAGATTTGCGGCTTGTGTTAGAAGAACAATGGCTTTTTATGAGAAGAAAGGAAGAAGTATGACAGTTGATAGAGCGAAGGCAATTTGTGCAGCAATTGGACGGAGAGCTTATGGGAAAGCAAGATTTCAAAAGATGGCTGTAGCTGGGAAAAAAGGATAACTAAAATGCCTTACAGAGGAATTCCACAATCAAAATGGGGAAAACTTGATTCTTGCGTTGAGCATGTAATGGCTTCTTCGACTTTCCGACAAAAGTATAAAGCTCGCAAAAAAACAATTGGAGCTAAGAGTTTGGCTATAATGATATGCCGCAAAACACTCAAAGTTTAAATCCAGCATATTTAGCAGGATTATTTGATGGAGAAGGTTGGGTTTCTATTATTAAAGAAATATGCCTAAAAAGAGAAAAGAAATTCAGGTTGTGAAATCCCCGATTAAAGAAAGTATTAGAGAATGGGTAAAAAATTCTACCACTCAATGGTTTTTGAATAGATTGGCTTGGCATTTAAACGAAATTGATACTGTTAGAGATATAACTTTAGAAAATATGGATGAGGCATTAGCCAGAAAAATGGCGATTGAAATTATTGAAAATGCCTTAGCTGATATTTGGCAAGAAGGCGATTTACAGG